GAGAAATAAAGACAGAGTTTTAACTAAATGGGCAGATTCTCCTTTATGGAAAACTTTAAATGAACGAGTGGATCACCGAGAAGATGGAGAATTCGATGTTTAAGTGTATTAGGAAATGGCTAGGAGTTGGAGACACACCTGCTGTCATTACAGAAACTGAGCTTAACAAGATGACAAAGAAGGAAATTGAGGACTGGGCAGCAGGTCATGGTATCAATTTTGATCGCCGTCTTACAAAGGCTAAGATGATTGATGAACTAAAAAACCACGCAGTTGTAGACTAAGAGGCGTCAATGAAAGTAAGGTATAGTAAAAATGGATGATGAAGAAAAACAATGGCTAATTACTGAAGACGAATTAACTAGTATGATTAAAAATAGAAAAATTAATTTATCAACTAATAATAGAATCTGGAGTTCAACTTTACTAGCAATAATGATATTAGGTGCATTAATGTTGGGTTTTGGTATTTTACTTATTGTAACATTAATTTTATTTTTACCATTAGTTATTATATTTTTACCAGTTATATGGTTAGAAACTAGAGCAAAACGCTCAAAAGAAGAGGAATATGTATATGAAGACTCTCATGAAAGAGAAGATGACGGAACATCTGGAAACAATTAATTCCACAGTCACTAGAAACAGATCAAAACTAGGACAAAGACAAGAGGAAATGTACTCCCTTGCAGGTGAAGGTATGAAGCATTTAGTAAATACGCTATGTGATATAGGAATGCCTGTTAACTATTTAGAGCTTGGAGCTTATAGAGGAGCGCTAACTGTAGCAGCCTTATGGGAAAACCAAGTTACTGCATATGCAGTAGATAACTTTAAGTGGGATCAAACTGCACCAAATAGGTATGCAGAAGAGGGACATCCTAACGTAGAAACAGCTCTTAATAATAGTATTAAAGCGTATAAAGAATCTTGGAAAGGTCCAAATGAGATTACAGTAGTTAAAGGAGACTTAGAAGACCCCTCTACTGTTAAACAAATTGATAAGAAAATTGATATTGTTTTTCATGATGCAAATAAAAAAGGTAAGTGGGCTGATGACTTTTTAAGTCAATATAAAGATACTTTAGACAAGTTTTGTCTTATTGCAGTTACCAAATTTCAAGATGTAGGAACTAGGGGTTCTTTTGAAAATGCCTTAAAAGACAATAATTTTTCAATTATTGCTTTTCAACCAATTCCAGATACTGGGGCTGGGTTAGATGGGCGTTCTGGTGTTGGAATCTATTATCTAGAAAATAAAACAACTCCTGTCGCTGCAGCACCGAAGGTAAAAAATGATTAAAAAATCAGTAATTTCCCTTATAAGTTATGATGCAGAATATCTTCCAGATAGTATTGCGAAATACTATGACTATGTAGATGAGATTATCTTAGGGCTTGATAAAGACAGAATTACTTGGAGTAATAATTCTTTCAAGTTTGATGAAAATAAATTGTGGAAACAATTAAAATCTATTGATAAAGATAATAAAATTGAAATTATTGAAGAAAACTTTCACCCATCTCAAACACCTATTGAAAACGATAATTATGAAAGAAACTTCTTAAAAGAAAAATGCTCTAATGATTGGATTTTTAGTTTTGATGCAGACGAAGAGCTAGTAAATCCAAGACACTTCTTTTTTCAGTTTGTTCCTATCATTGAAAGGTACTATGATAAGTATGATTTTATGTTTACTTGGTTTACTCCTTGGAAAGAAATTGAGGATAAGATTCTTGTAATCGCTAACGAAGATAATACATTTCATAGAGAAGCTCCACAAGGATTCGTAACACATAAGAAGTTTAATTACCACTACGCTAGATGGACTACTAATACAAGACAGATTTTAACCCCTCTAGTAGTTTTACATTGGAGTTTATGTAGAACAGAAAAAAATTTAGAGCAGAAAGTAAATAATATTGGACACAGCGACATTGCCAACGAAGATCCGTTTTTTCATAACTGGAAAGCAACTAACATGCAAAATTACCAAAACTTAAGAAATTTTAAAACTTCAGGTTTTGGTAATAACCAATGGCCTAAGCTAGTAGCTATTCCTGCAGAAAACTTAAGAGCAGTTGCTGAAAATCAATTAAATTTATGTTATTAATAGGTATAAAATGAAATTAGAAATAGTAGGAAAATTTTACGATAATCACTCACTTGCAAAAGTAAATAGGAATTTAGTTTTACAGTTTGATAAACTTGATAATTTAGACTTTTTTATTACTCCAACAGATTCTTTTTCTCCTGATAGTAAGGTAGATAGAGAAGAAGTTAAGCTATTAAAAAAGTATGATCTTAAAGAGCCTCCCTTCGAACCAGATATCCAACTAAGACATTCTTATCCTCCTATTTGGAGATGGCCTCTTAGTGAAAAAACCAAGATTGTATATATCCAACCTTGGGAATGGAGCAAAGTTCCTTTTGAGTGGCAATACAAATGGGAAACTTTTGCTGATGCTATTATTACTCCTAGTCAGTGGACTGCTAATATTATTGCAGAAGGAGGAATTGAGCCTAGTAAGTTAGTAGTTGTTCCTAATGGGTATAATCCTGATATTTATAATACAGACCCACAAGAATCAACTTTATTTGATTCTTCTAAGTTTACTTTTACTTTTGTGGGTTGTGGTCAACACAGAAAAGGACTAGATATTCTTTTAACCGCTTGGAGAGATGCTTTCGTTAAAGCAGACAATGTTCAATTGTTTATTAAGGATACACCACAAATTTATGGGCAAAGTAATATTATTAACGAAATATTAGCCTTGCAGTATAAATCAGATTGTGCTACCATAATTTATAACGAAGATAATTTATCTGAAACAGAAATGGCGGGCATCTTTAAAAACTCTTATGGACTAGTACATCCTTATAGAGGAGAGGGTTTTGGAATGCATGTACAAGAAGCTTTTGCTTGTGGTGCAATTCCTGTTGTTACAAAGCATGGACCGACTGATGAATTTATTCCTGATAATGTAGCAATGAAGATTAACGCACAGAAAAAATTTATTGATCTAACAGATAGAAACCTTTTCGCAACTAAAGACGGAGATAGCTTAACATTAATGAATACTCATAGTTGGATAATTGAGCCAGTCGTTGATCATCTAAAAGAGTGTTTGAAAATTTTATATTTCCATCATAATAAAAAAGAATTAAAACAAAAAATTAAAGAACATCAAAATCATAATACATGGGAAAATATAGCTAAAGGCTATGAAGGAGTCTTACGTGACATCGCAAGAGACAAAAAGAAACCAAAACGATTTAGATAATGAGTCTTTAGATGAAAAACTCTTAAGAGATTTTCACTATAATGCACCTATTATTGATGAATCTGTTACAGATTTACCTTCACTTACAAAAAAAGCAGAAATTTATATTTCTAGCGTATTAGAGAGTGATGATTTTTTTCGAATATCTATTATCGGTGGAGGATGTGCAGGGTTTCAATACGAATTTTCAGTTGATAATGTAATTACTGAGGACGATGTACAATTTAATAAAAGTCCCAAAGCTTATGTAGATAGTGAAAGTTTAAAATATCTGCGGGGTGCAGAAATAGATTGGGTAAAAGATAATTTTACAGGACAAATGATGGTTAATAACCCAGGAGCAAAAATGGGTTGCGGTTGCGGCTCAAGTTTTATGTATGACTTTGAATTACCAACAAATAGTTAAAGAAAGTGGGTTACCTTGGCTACCTTTAGAAATACCAATTCCCCATCAAGAAATGTTAGAGGAAGCACAAGCCATAAAACATTTATTTGTAGCACACAGAGATCAAGATTTTCAAGGGGGGTATAGGCATAAAGGATGGAAAAGTTTATGTATACACGGAATTTCAGCACAAAAAACAAATCATTTTACAGAGTATGGATATAAGTCAAATGAATATGCTCCGTATTGTTGGACAGAAATTGCTGAACTTTGTCCTGTTACAACTACTTTCTTTAAAGAAAGATATCCGATGGCAGACTACTATAGAGTACGATTTATGTTACTTGAACCAGGGGGATTTATTAGTCCACATATCGACACAGAAAAGTCGTCACTAAGTCCTGTAAATATAGCGTTAAATCATCCAGAAGGTTGTATTTTTAAAATGGAAAAACACGGAGTTGTTCCTATGAAACCTGGAGTTGCAATGATGCTTGATGTAGGTAATAGACATGCTTACATTAATAAATCAAAAGAAGATAGAATACATATTATTGTTCATGGTAAGCCCTCACAAAAATTTAAAGAATTGGTAGTAAAAAGTTATGCGTCCTATGGGACTTAATAGAAAATATATTGTAGGTATTTTAGACGATAGACAGACAATTTTTAATCAAGATTATGCAAACGCTTTCAAAGAATTAACTGAGTTTTTTACTCGCTTTAAATACTTTGGAAAGGTATTACATGGAAAATCTGTTAACGAAATTTTAGATAAAGCTATAAAAGAAGAAAATATAGAATACTGTGTAATTCAGTCAGTAGGACATTTTAT